CCAGATGATGGCCACAGAGGGAGGCGGCCGAGCAACGGTCGAGGCTCTGTTCAACCGCGTGTCTATGATCCGCAAGAAGGTACCCGGCTACTCGATCAAAGACGAACTGCACTCTGGCTTCTACGGACCGATCAACCGAGGCGCAGCCCAACGCACACGCATCAGTGCAGCTGCAGCCACGAAGTATCAGTCGCAGATCAACGATGTCGTCGGCGGCTCGAACATCATCCAAGGCCGTACAGACCAAGGGATGCCTGGTGATCCAAACGCAGGAGGACCAGGGCGCATCTTCCCACCCGGAGCGGCGCGTAGCGAGATCTACAACTATTGGAAGGGGTCTCGGCGTCGTGCCCAGTTCACTTACGCCGACGCCCAGAAGTTCGCCGAGGAGGAGAACCAGAAAGCGGCGATCGATGCGAACAGACGCACGGTCGACGCTAAGAGCAAGCAGCAAGTCGAGGTCAACGGCTCAGGTACCCTGACCGCAAACATCAACGCGCCTAAAGGCACCACTGCCACAATGGAGGGTGAGGGCCTGTTCAAGAAGACCGTCGTCAATCGGCAAACGCAGATGGAGCCGGCGCAGCAAGGTCCTCCGCTACAACGTCCTAACGATTGAGGAGGGTGAGATGGAACGCGGTTGGCCAATCTCGAACCAGGAGGTAGCGTTGGATCTGGAGGAGACTAAGGTGGCACTCCGAGCAGCGGAGTCAATCGAGGCAGCAGCTCTGGAGGCGATATCGGAGGCCCGGGCAATGGGGCTCCAAGATGTGGTATTACGGGGGGAGCAGATTTTCCGGCTGGCAGCTAGATACAGTGATCAGTTGAGACTGCGCTTGGAGTGCCTCTCTCTGGTACCAAATCGAGACTTTAACTGATGTCGACTATCCGTGACATACATCTTCCTTTCCGAGATAGCTGGATACCAGCATCGTACAAGGGAGCTCTATTCTTCGCCGAGGCAACGAGTAGGGATAATGGCCGGCGCATCATTACGCATGAGTTTCCTAAGAAAGACCTTCCGTATTCTGAAGACATGGGCAGGAGAGCCAAGGTTTTTACGATCAGGGCTTACTGCATCACGTATCCGATTACACTCGACGGGGCTAACGGTGGTCTCTTCAACCAGGACTACCGAGTCGTTCGCGACACACTACTCAATGCCCTCGAGTCTCAGGGTCCTGGTACGCTGGTTTTCTCGACGGGTCTTCCCCAGGAGAACGTAGTTGTCACTCGATACAGACTGACGGAGGAAGACAGGTTCGGCGGCTACTGCACGTTCGATATAGAGTTCGCTGAGTACGGACTTCCCCCGCAATACCTCACACCGAGTCAGAATACTAACCAGGCTCTAAATACTGCTGCTGATACGTTGAGGGCGCAGGCCGCAGCTGGCATGGCAGGACCCGATCCTCCTACCCAGACGCAGTCTCAGCTAGGTCAACAGTTTGGAACTTGGGGCCGTCAATAATGATCAACGATAAGACCGCAGCCAATGAAGCAAACGGGATTGTCCAGAGGCTGCTGACTGCCCTGCTCAATTCGATAGTCGACAAGGGAGATGCAGGAGTCCAAGCAAAGATTACAATCGGCTTCGTCTCAGCCAATGCCGCACTGATGATCTACTACGGGTATATTGGTGCTCCGCTCGATGCTTGTTTCGACTTGACCCGGCAGGCTGGGGCCACGCTCAACTCGATGGAGACATGTCGCATTCTCCTCACGGTCGAAAATCCCCAGTCGGTGGGAGCTACAATTATCAGAGATAGAGCCATCCAGCTCTGTCTCGCCCAAGAGGCTAAGATCATCTCCTCTCTGACGTTCAATAGCCGGCAGGACGTAGATGAGTTGATTACTGCCATTCAAGTTCCGTTCGACTCGGCCGAGGAGACAGCCGCTGATACCATGGACGGCATGGACTACATGGCGATCATTTCTCTAAGGGCATCAATCGTCAATTATCTAGTGTCAACTGCCAGGCCGTTGCCGTCCATGCTTAACTATCAATTCGCCAAGGTCATGCCGAGTCTGGTCATATCTCAGAAGCTCTACGGTGACGCCAGCAGATACGATCAGATAAGGAACGAGAACAAGATCGTTCACCCCGCCTTCTGTCCCACACAGGGCCAAGCGTTGTCGCAGTAATGTTTAGCCCAAACAACCCAGCTATTTTAACACCGGATGCTCCCGACACGACATCTCAGCCCGATGCCACTGTCAACACTTATACTGTACCTGTCAGGTCACCAGACTCAACAGACTCGCAGGAGCAGGCGACACTGATAGTCGGAGGAACTAACTTCAAAGACTGGGAAAGCGTCTTCGTCCAACTGAGGTGGGGTGACCCGTTTGCCTACTTCCGCTTCACCAGCGTCGAGCGTGATGCGCCTTCTTCTAACGCGGCCCCCGTCACGACTACACAGTGGTATCAAGACCCGCAGTTCATGCCCGGCACTCCCTGCGAGATCAATCTCGGAGGAGTTCCTGTCATCAAAGGCTACATCGAAGTCAGGCAAGTCGCGTATGATGCTAATCGCCACGGCATCGAGCTGCAGGGCAAGAGCTGGACGGCACCGGTGGCGAGAAGCAGCGTCAATACGGGGACCGGCAGCTTCGATGGCCTGACGTGGAAGCAGGTTGCTGACAAAGTCGTAGCTCCGTACGGGGTGCAGGTAATTCCGATAGGGACTCTGAATAGCATCCCGTTCGATAAGCTACAGAACCAACCTGGGGAATTGATCTGGGACTTCCTCGAGCGGATCGCCAGGCCACGGGGCATCATTCTCGGCAGCGATAGCTTCGGCAATTTCCTGGCCATCGGCGATCACTCGATGCCCGTGCTGAATACTCAGTTGATCGAGGGCCAGAATATCAAGGCAATGCAATGCATCTTTACCAAGGAGCACGTCTACGCTGAGTACGATGTCACGGCCCAGAGTGCAGCTAGCAACGATAATGCATTTACTGCTGCGAGCGAACTCAGGGGCTCGTGGGGAGGATCGGGCTATAAGGGAAGTATCCTGATCACTCCATCTGAGCAGCCGGTGAAGACTGTGCAGGAAGTCATCGACCGGGCGAAGAACGAGGCGCTGTGGCATGAAGGTCCCCAGATCGAGGCGACAGTCACAGTACAAGGATGGTTCAGGGATGAGGTTACTCTATGGTGGCCAGGGGATAATGTCTTTGTCTACTCTCCCATGTGTCCACTGAATATGCTGATGAAGATCCAGAACGTAACCTTCACACAGGACAATAACGCCGGGACACAGACACAGCTCTATCTTAAGCAACCATGGGCTTTGAAGCAGCAGGCCTTCATGAATCCAGAGGCTCCCAACTCTACTGCTACGCCTGCTCCGCAGGCTGTACAGCAGGAGATACAACCCACACCATAGGACCAGTCATGCATCGAGCCACACCACTCAACTCATCGTTCCGCGCCTATGTCGCGGGAGGAGCCCGCGCTACAATTCCTGAGGTCGATGATAGCAAGTACATGCAGGAGAGCAAGGGCAACTTCATGTCCAATGAGGCTAGGAGCGCCATCGAGGCTCCCCAGAACTATGGCTTCACGAGTGTAGCAGCAGATGCGACCAAGGACGCACAGGGCAAGATACTTCAGTGCGCCGAGACCTTCATGCAGTTCATGGGAGGCAATCGCAGTTTTCCAACAATGGGGAATATGGACGATCGCCGCCATCGGCTCTGGGGCCTGGAGAAGGGCGACACTGCGATGTTCCGCCAGGCCACGGACTTCCTGCAGACCCACTTCAACAAGGACGGTCTCTTCCATACAGGCCCGAGAGATAAGACGGTCCGGATGCAGCTGATCGATCAGGACAGTGGGCAGAACCAGCAGGGCCAGCAGGGCTCAGGCGCGATGGGTCAGCTAACGTTCTTCGATCTAATGCCTGACCTAGCGCCTACTCCTCGGTCTCTTACCCCCGGAACGCTCGACACCTCCGGAGGCACGACAAGCGGGCAGACGTCGCAGAGTGGCAGTAGTCAGCTGGGGCAGAAGTCGATCTATCAGAAGGGCCAGCAGTCCTACCGCTTCGTCCACTGCACGAAGGACGAGAGCGCCGCAGGCGGCACGAACGTCAGGCACTATCTCTCCAATAACCAAGGCTACTACGAGGTCAATGAAGATAAGTTTGTCTACCTCGGTGCCCTGAAGCCTAAGGGCACGTGGGCTAAGGTCCTGACGACTGCCGGACCATGCATCAACACCAAGGGCAATCTTGGGCCGATCCCATGATCAATCCTCCTCCCGATGTCCGGCTTGTACAGAATACTTTCTTTCCGCAGTATTCTGTTACGATGGACTGGAGCCTGCTTCCGGACGGAAGTCTAGATGACACTCAGGCTCTAGCTACAGCGGTCGTAGTCGCCCTCGGGACCTTCGGTCTCGCCAGTCCCGACGACAGACTTCCCGATCCTGACAGCTCCGATCGCATGGGCTGGTGGGGAGACATGGACGCTGATATAATCCACAATGGTTGGCCGATTGGCTCCAAGGTCTGGCTCGAGAGCAGGAGCGCTATTGAAGGCACCGATAGCAAGTGGGGAGCTACGCAGGCCCGGATCGTGAATGACATCAGGGACTCAATCCAGCCATTCATTGACAGGAAGATAGCCAGCCGATACGAGGTGGTATCTATTAGAGTCGATAGGCAGAGGATCGATTGTAGAGTGAGGCTCTTCAGAGGCCCGCTTGCGGCAGTCGATCTCATGTATCAGATGCTTTGGCAAGGGATCGAATAAATGCCCTGGAACACTCCTACATTGAGGCAAGTTAGAAGTCTGGTCAGGGACGCAGTCCATGGCCAGCTTGCCGGGAGCGACGCGACTATCCCCAATAGTGTCCTCAGAGTTTTAGGGGATGCCCAAGCAGCGCTCTGTTTCCTAACGCTCGAGTACGTAGACTGGCTGTCGCTCCAGCTCCTCCCAGATACCGCCGAGACCGAGTGGCTTGATCGGCATGGCGACATCTGGCTAGTCAACAGCGACGGCACGGTAGGAAGAAAGCAGGCTACCGTTGCCACCGGCACTATAATTATTACTGGTAGTCAGCCAGGCACAGTACTTCCCGTGGGCACTCTCTTAGGCACCAGTGTCGTCACGGCCACCTATCAGACTACTCAGGTGGTCACTCTTGGGACTGGGCCCACCGAGGTAGCAGCACAAGCACTCAATGCGGGGATTACCGGAAACCTCCAGCCCGAAGATAATCTGTCAATCCTCAATCCCCCGATCGGCATAGATCAAACCGCCACTGTGTTGCTCATGGACGGTGGCGCTGACATTGAGACGGATGATGAGCTCAGGCGACGCATTCTCTATCGCATTCAAAATCCTCCGATGGGAGGATCAGCAGACGACTATGTGAACTGGACACTGTCTTATCCTGGAGTGACGCGGGCGTGGTCCTACCCACTCGAGATGGGGATTGGTACAGTTACGGTCAGGTTCATGATGGATGACTTGAGAGCTGACAACAACGGTTTTCCTCTCCCTCAGGACGTAGACAATGTGGCCGCTTATCTTGACACGGTCAGGCCTGTAGCTGTGGAGGACTTCTTCGTTGAAGCTCCGATGCCGTACCCAATCAACCTCCGGATCATAAACCTCAATAGTGATGATCCCTCTACGAGGGAGAACATCACCCAGAGCCTTAAGAATGCTTTCTTCCAAAAGTCGAAGCCGGGTCAGACTTGGTACAGAGCCTGGAGTGATGAGGCAATCATTAATGCGATCGGTGTCGTTAGTTACGACTTGACTGCCTCCGATACTGTGATGCCAGACGCAGGGCATATGCCGGTGCTCGGAGATATCGCATATGGCTATAGTAACTAGGGATGTCCATGTTCGTAGAGCCGGATCAGACTATGCGAAGGCTCTGCTAGAACTTCTGCCGTATGGCCCGGCGTGGCCTAGGGCTGTAGGTTCCACGCTGGTGATGGCCATCAACGGTCTCGCCGACTATTACGGGTTTGTCGACTCGCGCGCCGCAGACTTACTCGAACGGGAGAGCGATCCTAGAAAGACCTTCGAGCTACTACCCGACTGGGAAAGGAACTGGGGTCTTCCCGATCCTTGTTTCCACGAGACCATCAGTCTGTCAGATCGCCAGCGGATGCTGGTGTTTAAGATGACGCTGTTTGGTGGCCAGTCCCGCGACTTCTTCATCAATGATGTCGCCTGGGGAATGCTCGGCTACAAAATTACGATCAGTGAGTATGCGCCCTTCATGGCGGGCGTTAGCCGGGCCGGCGATACGCGTCCTCCTGCGCAGTCAGCAGCCGACCCTGGTGGTCTTCATGGTGACTTCCGCTGGTACATTGGACCAGCTTCTCTTCGGTTCTACTGGACCGTACATGTCTCCACGACTCGGGTGACATGGTTCAGAGCCTCCAGCGGCCAGGCCGGTGTAGACCCACACTGCCGCATCGCTAAGGCCACTGATCTTGAGTGCTTGCTCAATAGGTGGAAGCCCGCCCAGACGCAGATTGTCTTTGACTACGCGAACATGACTCCGCCAGACCCGATGTACGGGACACCTTGAGGTAAATCATGAAGTACGAACAACCTTATGGCATCACGGACCCAAACGCGAGCTACATCAACGGCAATCCTGCCGCTGGGATCGAGGGGTCCATTCCTCCAGCGGCCGTATTCGAGTATCCTCAGCGTGAGCTCGTGAACCTGATCACAGAGGCAGGCTTTACGCCCGCCGACATAGATCTCTACCAGGTTACGAGAGCCGTTCGCCAGGGCGACAACTATGTGCAGGCTACAGCACCCAGTGGAGCCAACACCTACTACGCATCCCTGAGTCCTACACTCGATCAATACCGCGCTGGCCTTAGGCTCTTCGTTACAATCCCGATCACAAACACCGGACCGTCGACTCTCAATGTTGATGGCCTAGGCGTTCGCACGATCGTCCGTGGCAACGGTGCGGCGACAGCTGCTGGCGATCTTCCCGGAGGCATGTGCGTCGAGCTGATCGATGACGGCACGCGCTTCCAGATCGCTAACTACCAAGGCTTTACATCGAGCACAACTAATAACAACAACTTTCTAGTCGATCTGCCCTACGTCGCCGACACCGGCACCGTCAATGCCTTGGTGGGTGTCTACTCGCCCGCGCAGACAGCTCTCACAGAAGGCATGGCTCTCCTGATAAAGCTGGCCCATACGATTACGGGCTCAGCTACGATGCAGGCTAACTCCCTGGCAGCCAAGCCCATCGTACATCCTGACGGAACTCCTCTACTCAACGGTGATGCAGTCGCGGGTGCAATCCTATGGTTGGCCTATGACGGCAACAACTATCAGCTGGTCAACTTCGTTCCTCCTGTGCGTCCTTTGATGCACGCGGCGATAGACTACTATGTCAATGCCTCTACTGGGAACGATAGCAACACTGGTCTCGATGCCGCCCACGCCTTCCAGACCATACAGCGAGCTCTCAATCAGGTCCTGTACTGGGACAACGGTGGCTACGGCATGAACTTCCACATTGCTGCCGGGACCTACAACGGCCACATAAGTCTGCCGCGCATCACCGGTGGCGGGGCCGTCACTCTCATAGGAGACAACACTAATCCGCAGAACGTCGTCATCCACGAGGGAATAGCCTCTGGCGTCTCGGTCGGCTACTACATCCTCCAGGGTCTACACATCGAGAACCCAGACTCGGACGCGACGCAGGGCCACGGCATCAACGCCCAGACCACTGGCAGTCAGATCAATATAGTTAACATCGAGTTTGGCTTCTGCTATGGAAGTCACATCTTTGCCAACGGTGGTGCCATCGGAATGTTCGGACCGGTCGACGGTTTCTCCGGAGCCTTCATCCGCATCGTAGGAAACGGCAACTCCCACGTCGAGACCTCTGACTATGGTACGATCGACAGCCACTTGCCGACTTTAATTATTGCCAATGCGGTAGCGTTCAACAAGTTCCTCTACTGCGTGATGGGAGCCATCAACGAGCTCTATGGCACTATTACAAATCCCGGTAACGTCGTCTCTGGTCAGAAGTATTACGTCCACATGGGAGGCATCGCCCACACTGGCATGGGTAATAGCTGTCCCGGTACGGCCGCAGGCTATGTGGGCTTTGGCTATTACGACTGAGGTGTAGTGATGGCAGGTCCCGCCTATTATTCTGCGGTCATGAATATCTCCAAGAACGAGGACTGGGGTGTGCCCTTCGTCTATGGCACGACCGACTCGATGGGAGACTTCACGCCTCTAGATCTCACAGGTTCCACTATCAAGATGGAGATACGTAAGACTGAGAGTGACCACGAGGCACTCGTGTCTGTGCTTACTCCGGATCAAGGTATCTCATTCACAGACATCACTAACGGAGCCTTCTCGGTCTTGATCGTCCGCGATCAGCTCGCCCGTCTGCCTCCGGGGCAGTACGTTGTAGACATGGTCCGTCTCATGCCAAACACTCTTCAGGAACGGCTATGGGAAGGGACCTGCACAGTGGTTGAAGGAACGACTCGCTAATGGCTGGTCCTCTCTACATCCTAGGCAACGGCGGCTCGCGGATAACCCTCACGTCTGCCGACACGGGCGATCCTAACCAGCTCGTTGTGCCAGCAGTAGGCCCCGCTGGGCCTGTGGGGCCCGCTGGGGCTAGCGGCGTACAGGGACCTCCTGGCCCTGCCGGTGCGCAGGGCATGGTCGGTGCTACGGGTACCCCCGGGGCGACAGGAGCTACGGGTCCAGGTGTCGGAGCTACAGGCCCTATTGGTGCGACAGGCTCCACGGGAGTCCCAGGTCCAGCAGGCGCGACAGGGCCTGTCGGAGCTACGGGGCCAATAGGATTTGGAGAGAGCACTCGCCTCGTAGTCAGCTCTACGACTCAACTTCTGCTCAAGGCCTTCAAGGGAACCTCCATCCAGATCGCCGGCGTAGTCAGACAGATACCGGCTGCCGGTGTCACTGTCGCTAACACCGGCGTCGCCAGCACTCTCTACAATGTCTATGCCTATTGGACCGGCAGCGCAGTGGCTCTCGAGCTTTCCGCTACGGCCCATGCCACTGATACGACTGCCGGTAACATCGGCGTAGAGATTAAGAGTGGAGACAATACGCGCTCGCTGGTCGGCTTGACCTACATGGACGCGAGCAATCACTTCATCGATATCACTACGTTGTCGTGGTTCAACAGACGACTCAAGGCATACTATCCTGGAACGTCCAGTAGTTCTGGCGTCGGGACGCTCTCTCAGATACCGTTCTGCACGTGGGTAGACGAGGCAGTCATCATCTCGGCCGTCTATACCTGCAACAACTCTACCGTCAATGCCATCAACACTGCCGCGATCTATATCGATAGTACCGGCTATACGCCCACCCTGAGGCAGGACACGATAACGGCTGGTGGTGGCCTCTCCATCACTCCGTCTTGTATGGCCAATGGTCTCGCCGAGGGCTATCACCAGACCTCTGTCTTTACTACTACGAACGGTTCCGTTACGAGTTACTCAGTCAATAACTATGTTGGCGTTCGCGGCTGATGCACACCATCACCATCCCCGCTGTAGGCCCGGCGGGTCCTCCGGGGCCGATGGGCGTGATGGGACCTCAGGGAGTCCCGGGTCCTCCAGGAGCCCGGGGCTTCAACGGAGCCACTGGTC